TTACAACTCAGCGGTTTTGCTGTGGGGCATGAGTGGGGCATTTACAGTTATGCTTTTGTTCAGGATAGAGAGCTGATCCGCATCGTTTTCAGACATCCATTTACCGTAAACCTGATACACCATTCTCGCGTTCGCATGGCCCATTTGCCCGGCAATAAAGTTGGGGTTAGCTCCCGCTGAAAGAGCCCAACAGGCATATGTATGTCTGGACTGGTACGCTTTCCTGTGTCGGATACCGGCGCGCCTCATAGCCGAAGCCCAGCTCATGTTCAGAGAACCAGTAGCGTAGTTAATCCCACAATGCGGGTTCTTGGTATATATGCCCGGATTAAAAACGAACGTGCATTTATCCAGTCGCGTCTTACCGTACTCACGAAGAGCAACGCTGATGTCATGCTGCTTACCGAGCCGGGTAAGTTCGGCTTGGTCTCGCAATACCGTAATAGCTGCATCAATCAACACGATCTTTCTGTCTGTTCCGGCCTCAGTTTTAGGCGGTGTAAAGTTCCGGGCTGATGTGTAGTTCCTTGTGACGGTGATAGTGCCAGCCTTGAGATCAATATCCTCCCACGCCAGAGCACATAATTCGCCATGTCTCATTCCAGTAAAAACGGCGAGACTCCAAAGGTTTTTAAGCTGACGGTTGTCACAGCAGGCAATAAGGCGTTCAAACTCATCTTTTGTTAACGGGTCCGGGTCAGATTTAGCTCTCTTCAAGGGCACTAAGTTTTGCATGGGGTTTGAAGGTAAATAGCCATTATTTTTAGCGAATTCTAATGCTCCGTTTACTACTCTCAGATAGTAGTTAACAGTCGAGGCTGTACGTCCCTTAACTGGTTCTGTATGCCAGTGTTTAGGGTGTTGAAAACCTACGAGTAGCTCCTTGCGTAGTGAGAGTAAGAACTCCTGATTGATCGAGGCGATGAACGTTCTGGCACCGATGTATGGCATTACATTCTTAATGGCAGCCTTGTAACGTACGTAAGTATTCTTGCAGACGTCTATTTGCTTTAACGACAGCCATTTGTCGGTAAGGGTGGCAAAATCAATGTTGGGTTTAGCTTCACCGAAGCGGGCCAGATTGTGTGAGTCCGGAAATTGCGCGGCATAATCAAACGTTCCCGTTTTTATGGCATAACAAATAGCATTGCGAAGCTCACCGGCTTTTTTACGGTTTTTAGGGGAGTCAGGGACTCCCAAGTTTTCCCTGACTCTAACCCCTTTGTAGAGGAACCAGATGCGGAGTTTTCCGCCGTGGTTCTCCACACCCGTCGGGTACTGAATCATCACGACTCCTTTTTACTGAAACGAACTTAAGCGGAGTAACGACGTGGCTTTGCCATTGCCTGCCGTTCGATCCAACGATCTATCTCTTCCAGGTTATAAAAGCAGGGGCTGTTATCCCAGGGCTGGCCATCAGGCGCGACATGTATGTACTCTTTGCCTTCAAGGAAGCTTTGTTCCCTTGCTCTTTTCAACGTTCCTCTTTTGAACCCTTTAAGCGCAATAAGCTGTTCTTCCGCAACCCATTTCCCAGGGGATACAATCATCACTACTTCACTCATGAAATCCTCCTCGGCCAGAAAGCCGCTATCAAAATACAAAATTTAATTCACTACTAAAAAGCGGGGTGTGGGCCCGGTTATTACTGTGGGATCGCTTCATCGTAAGCCGCATCTGGTTCGCTTTTCTCCGCGCCAGAAGGAGCGGGGAATTCGTAAGGAGCCCCTTCCAGTTGAAGCCATAGAGCGGAGCGGGCCGCTTTGATGGTCGGCCAGTCCATGCCCTTAATTCGCTCCCAGGAGCGAGAGCAGAACACCTGTTCCAAAAGATCGGCTTTAGCGCGTTTAGCGTCGTTACTTTTGCCGCCATGATGTTTATTCAGCAGCTCGACGATCTCATCGAGGGCGATCTCTTTCGCGCGTTTCTCTTTTTGCCATGTCGGCAAACCATCATCGGCAAACAGCTCGCCATTATCGCGAGAGGTATCCACGCCTAAATGTGTTCCGCCCAGGTTAAGGAACTCAATGTGCGGCAGAAAGTGTTTAAACGTCGGGTTCGCGAATGACTGGCCGTCGATGCGAGTAGAGCGGTCCTTAAGAATGCGCGCGGTGCGCCATACCTGCCCGGACTCCAGATCCATTTGCTTTTCCATTTGGATCAAAATCGAGGGTTCATAACCAGTCTCGGTTTCGGCTTTCATCTTGATACCGGTTTTCTCTAACTGGCGCTTTCCGTCGTCGCCCTCGAAAAAGTCATACTCATAGCCCGCGCGGCCACACATGATGATATGCGCCTGGCTGTTAACGAAACGGTCGGTAAAACGCCGCCATTCCTGTTTCAGCCACGCCCAGTCTGAGAATTCAAGGCCACGCTTACGTTTGCGGCGGGTTGCGTACTCATCACACAAGCACGTCCAGAAATGGCTGATGGAGTCAATGATGAGCACTGAGCCGCTTTGTTCCGCTTCATTAACGGCGGCAAGCAGATCCACAAACGCGCGCGTTTTAGCTGTATAAAGCTCAATGTTCTCTGCATCGAAGCGGGGTTTAACCCAGTCAGAGCCGGTTTCGGTATCAAGGAACATTACCGGCTTATCACCCATTGCAAGCCCACGCTGGCGCATCAACAGGACGAGGCCGATCGCCAGTTCGCTGGCAGTGTAAGTTTTGCCGTCTCCGGCAAAACCCATGATTCCGGCTTTAAGGAAAGCCTGTGTATTAGTGGCTCGCTGGAAAAGGGCCATCTCATCCTCTCCTCAAATCCATGTTAATTGCAGTCTGTTTGGCCGCGAGCGTTTCGGCGGCATACCGCAGGAACTCGGCTGCCTTTTCCTGAAAATCCACATCATCGAAGGTTGCTGTAAGGGCGGCTTTATCCGCCTGGGTGTTGCTGAGTAAAGCGTGAAGGTGATGAAACTTGATCTGGCGGTCGTATAAGTCGGCCAGCTCCGCTACTTCCTCTTCACGAGCTATTTGTATGTAGTGGTCTTGCCATGCGCGCTCTTCGATACGGTCATGCATGAAATACGCGTTCACGATTCCTCCTGTAAAAGGGCGTAAAAATCCCCGGCGCCTTGTTAGCCGCCAATTACGAGGGTTTGATTAATGTCCGAAAGGGTGGGTCAGTGAGTTAGCGGATTACCGAACCCATCAAGAAAAACTTCGACTACGCGATCAGTGATGCGGATTTGCTCGCGCATTGAGTGAAGGTAAACGTGTTTACCGCGGATCGCTGAGACTCGATAGGCGCAACCATCGCGGAGCGCCATCATTCCTGGTTCAAGGCATTGCCTGATTAACGGCATAGTGCCGTAGTGTTGATTAACCATCTTCTCCCTTGCCGTTAACGCCCGGCTGGCGGAACTTATTTGTCGCCGGATACTCGCGCGGAGTTATTGTTGCTGATGGCGAATGTTAGTTATAGCTAACGATTAGGGCAAGGGTTTTTTGTTAATTTTAGCTAACGAAACGGTCGTTGTTGAATAAGCTATTGTTTGGGTTGGTTTTATTTTTGTGAGCTGCGCTGACGTGCTAGAAGCATTTCCTCGAAAAGTTTATTGAAATTATCCACGCGAGCCCTTAGTTCTTCTAATTGCGCCTGCTGTTCTGAAGCAGGGAGGGCGTCAAACAGGTCAATTAACTCTTTATGTCTTTCATCAATGACTTGATGTGTTACCTCTGAAGGTGACAAAGGTTCACGTTCCTCGTCGCCAAAAAGAATCCATGTGGGAGAACATTTGAGAGCTTTACTGAGCGCAAACAGGTTCTTCCCAGTTGGTTCGCTGTCGTCCCTTTCCCATTGAGAAACAGAGACATGGGAAATTTTGAGCGCTTTAGCGAGCGTTCTCTGGGTGTAATTCATTTCTGTTCGGCGCGCTCTAATGCGCTCACCGATTGATAGGTTTTTCATGTCCATAGTTAGGCAATGCTAAATCCTATTGACTTAGTTATTGTTAACACCTATTTTGTTAGCCATGGCTAACGTGAGGGTTCAGTTATGTACAAAGAAGAAGCGCTTTCATATTTCGGAACGAAAACCAATCTGGCACGCGCAGCCGGGGTTCGTTTGGCATCCATCTATAAGTGGGGTGATTTAGTACCTGAAGGCCGGGCCGTGAGGCTACAGATAGCCTCAAATGGAATCTTGAAATATGACCCAGCTATTTACGAGCGTCATGACAAAGAGAAGCATATCGCTTTGCCAAATCATAGAAACCAAGCCTGATATTGTAGATTGAAAACCACTTAATAAATGTAAGCTGTTTGGAAGTATCAACAATGAAAAACGCACAGAAACGCACTACCAATAAGTCACTGCAAATTGAAACCCTTATCAGGAGCGGCATCGCTGCTCTTGGGGTTACACAAGTTGCCAAAGAGATGGGAGTACATCATTCGCAGATAAGCCGTATGCAAACCGGAAAAAATTGCTTTGTGGAGCGGGCCGCCAAACTGTTGGCAGTAATAGGTTTTGATGATCGCGAAGAAACGGTGATTATCAAAGGCGAGCAGACGGCAGAGGTGGCGAAAGCGCTTATCTCAATGCTGGAGCATTTAAAAGGCGAAACCCCGTACTGCGCTAACAGTGTCGGGGCTTCTGAACGCAAACACATAGGCATGTAATTTGCGAGATAATTATGACAAAGCAACTTTTGACTATCAACCCCTCGAGCAATAGTTCGGATTCATAGCGTTAATTGCAGGTGGCGTACCATGAGTATGGAATTGATGGCTAAGGCTATGAAAATCACTGTCGGTAACCCGCTGCGTAAGCTGGTGCTAATCAAGCTGGCGGATAATGCCAGCGATAAAGGCGAGTGCTGGCCTTCATACCAGCATATTGCAGATCAATGCGAAATCACTAAGCGCTCGGTAATGAACCATATTGCAGCGCTTTGTGAAGCAGGCTTGGTCGAAAAAGAGATACGCATAGGTCCCAAAGGTAATTCGAGCAATCTATATATTTTGAAGCTAAATAACCCGGCGAAATCTCCGGCAGGTAGTGAACGAAATTCACCATGGGGGAGTGAATCTGGTTCACCACATAGTGAACCTCTTTCACTAGGGGGTAGTGAATCTGGTTCACCCAGAACCAGTCACTTTATAGAACCAGTCAATGAACCTATTACGTCAGAGAACGCTGCCGCGTCCTCTGGCGCCATTAAAAAACACAAGGATTTGATGGTGCCAGTTAGACCCGATGCGGCCATTCGTTCACCAAAAGGCGACAAGTGGGGAACCGTTGATGATCTGCGAACCGCTGAATTAATTTTCGGCAAAGTGCAAGAGGTTACACCTGCCGCGCGCAAACCTAACTGGGCGGCATGGGCCAATGACATTCGATTGATGCGCGTAGCCCTAAACGTCACACATGCTGAAATATGGCAGGTATTCAATTGGGCGAACACTGATCATTTCTGGCAAACAAACATTTTGTGCCCTGCCAAGCTTCGCGAGAAATGGCCGACGCTGACCGCTCAGATGATGCGGCGATCACGTCAGCGCTCGATTGCGCTGGAACAGCATGCGCCGCACTGGAACAGCCCTGAAGCGTGGGAGGACGTACTGTGAGTGAACAACTAATTCAGGCTATTGCACATCGAGACAACCAGACACTGGCTCGGCTTGCTAGCAAATACCGACCGGCCCAAGAGCGTAACGCAAAGGGCGTAGTGAATACCGAGGCTGAGCGTCTGGTTGATTCTTTGTTTCGTCAGCTCAAGCAAGTATTCCCGGCGTCCGCTGCGACGAACCTGCGTACCGATACCGACGAGGCGGTAGCCAAACAGCAATGGATTTTGGCGTTCGCAGAGAACGGTATCACTAAAAGGGAGCAGCTGGTTGCAGGTATGAAGCGAGCTCGTGCCAGCCTTTCGCCGTTCTGGCCGTCACCAGGGCAGTTTATTGAATGGTGCAGGGAAGGAGAGTATAAAGAATTAGAACTACCAACTAATGATGAATTAATCGCAATGGTTCATGCATATTGCGCGCATCGAGGCTTTTATGATTCGCCAGAGGCATATCCATGGAAACACCCCTCACACTATTGGTTAGTCACTTCACTATATAGTAAAATGATATCATATTATTTGACTGCTCATGAATTACGTCTACAAGCTGCTAAAGAGTTAGCGAAGATGACTCATCGCATTAAATCAGGCGAGGATATACCAGGCCCGCGGATTTTACTGAAAAACCATAAAGTTAAACCTATATTACGTGAAGATGCGCTTAATAAAATAAAGGCGCTTCGGAAAAAGTACGGTTGGCGCGATGTTCAAAAATAG